CATGTGGAAGCGCATAGATGAATTAGATGAAGAATGTGTTAAACACATCGGCAATGAAGAATATAAAGCAGAATTGGTTGCTGAAAGAGACAGACTCCAAGAATTAGTTGACAATCCGATGTCTCCAAATAAGGAAGAATGGGATAGAAATTATGTTAACGGCAAAGAATCTCCATTCAAGATAGCAACATTGAAAGAATTACCAAAATTGGCGACTGGTGTTGACGACCTCTACATGTACGAATATGTAGGCAAATACCCCAGCCTGCGTCCGCCATTTATGATCAGCACAATAAAAACAGAAAATCTTGAAAATTATGAATTGGTTAGTGGCGAGCCAATGAAAGAGGTTATTGATGTTGGTGTTGTTGGTGAACTTGAAAACATCAGTAAAATTCTTGGTCAAGCACAAGCAAAAATGAAAGAATCTTATAAAGAAGCCAAGGGCCCATTATTGTCTCTTCTTAAAAGAAAGATGGCAAATTTCGAGCAGATGTTTGCAAAACATAATCGTTCTTTGAGTGATTTAGCCATGTCTGGTGATGTTAATTATACATCGTGGGACGAAGAATCACAAAGAAAATATGTTAAGCTTACGGATCATTTTGGTGGTTACGCTAAACCAACAGGTGGTGCTGCTGAAGAAGAGCCAGAAGCAGAGCCAGAAGAGAAAAAGATAATCAAACCTAATTTAGCTGAAGAGGGATTTGTTACTACTCCATCAGTTATATTGGTTAATGGAACCCCATTCAAATTACGTGTTGGTGATAGATTAATTATTGATAATGTGAGTGCTGATAATTCTCAGCAAAAATAATTTGGTACTATTAAGGAGCATAAAATGGATAAGATTAAGGGCTTGCTTAAGCAGATTGGTGCAACCGAAGAGCTCGCTGACCAGATATGCGAGCAGTTCGAATGCCACGAAAAGCAGATCCAAGAGAAGTACGAAGGCGTGTACACGAACAAATTGGCACAGGCTAAGAAAATCTGTGTTGAGGAAGTTCAGAAGTACAAGGTTGATTTGGCACAGAAAGTGAAAATCTTTCTTGAGGGCAAATCCGGTCAGATTGAAAAGCGTCTAGATCAGCAGAGAGCCATTGAAGAAGGAGAGGCAAAGGCAACGCTTCGCCAGGTGAGGGAAATCACTGAAGGAATCGAAGTAGCCGATGATGCCGAACTTCAGGCACTCCGAGCAAAGCTCGAAAAGCTGGAAAACAAAAACGCACAACTGACAGAGGATAAGAAGAAAGCTCTTGTTGCTGCCAATCGCGCTAACAAAATTGCTCTCGAGATCATCGAGCGCGGCAACAACACTGTTAGCGAAAGCGTACAGGACACCGATTCCAAGGAAGAGGGCGTTCCTACCAAGACTGACGAAAAAGTTGAGGACAAGACAGTTAAGGAAAGTAAAGATAAAGCCAAGACTGTTAAGAAGCAAAAGGTTCTCAAAGAAACTGTCAGCAAGAAGAAGATTAAGCAAGCCAAGCCAAAGACAACACGCCGTACTTTGGCAGAGTCGCAGACTCCAAAGGCAGCCAAGCCAGTAGATTCGTCTACAGGCATTGAAGCTGATAACGATATACTTGATATCGCAAACAAAATTGACTAGGAGATAAAATGAAATATTTAGGTAAAGCTGATGCTATCAATGAAGAGAAGGGCGCACAGAACGAACTTCTCATGCTTGAAGCAAAGAAAAACGAAATGGTTAAGCGCTGGGCTCCAGTTCTTGGCAAAATGAAGGAAGTTCGCTCCGAGAAGTATGGCCTGATGGCTGCTCTTCTTGAAAACCAGCACAAAGCTATGGACGGCAAGGGTTCTTCCCTTCTGTTTGAAGATGCTTTCCAGACTGGCAACATTGCAGACTTCACACGTTTCGCACTTCCTCTGATCCGCAAGGCATATCCGAAGCTCATCTCGGACAACCTTATTGGTGTTCAGCCAATGAGCCAGCCTGCTAGCTTGATCTTCTACATCCGCTACCGCTATGGCATTTCCAAGGGCCAAACAGTTGCCGGTACACAGATCATGCGTCAGAACACAAGCGCTCAGTTCGCTCGTCAGAACGGTTGGGCACTTGATCCTTACTACAGCAGCCAGACTGTTGGTGGTCAAGGTTGGGACGGTGAAGATCTCACCAATAACGGTACCAGCGTTACCGGTACTCTCGTTCACAAGCCAGTTCTTGCTGGTACAGTGATTGTTAACCTTTACTCAGCTGAAGCTCTTGCAGACGGCTGTGAAGGCAACCCAGAACCTGAAATTCAGGTTAGCTTCGACGCATCCGGTGCCGTTGAACTTGCTGCAGTCAAGAACCCAACAAGCTACACAGTTGACGTTGCTGGCTCAAGCTTTGCTCACGACACAGGCGTTGTTACAGTTGCTTTCTCCGCAGGTGACGTTACAGATCTTACTCCTCGCGCAAGCTACGAGTATGACCTGGAAAACAACCCATTCCAGCCAGAAGTTACAATGAGCATCGACAGTGACTCCATGAGTGCACTGACCCGTAAGCTCAAGACTTCTTGGTCCCTGGAAGCTGCACAGGACCTCAAGTCGGTTCATAACATCGACGCCGAAGCTACACTGACAGACCTGATGGCAGACGAAATGGTTGCTGAAATCGATCGTGAAATCATCAATGACTTGCTCATTGCTTCCGCGATCCGCGCAACTCACAACTTCGCAACTGCTGCTGGCGCATCGGTTAACTTCACAGACCGCAACATCGCGTTGCTCTACAAGACTCTCGAAGTTGCCAATATCATCCACAGAACCACACTGCGTGGTCCTGCTAACTGGCTCGTTACCAGTGCTGATATTGCTTCGAAGTACGAGCAGCTCAACGACTTCCGTGGTTCTGACGCTCTCGCTGAAGACGGTATCGACATCGGCATCACAAATGCTGGTACCATCCAAAGCAAGCTGAAGCTCTACAAAGACCCACTCTTCCCGAACTGTAAGGTTCTCATGGGTTACAAGGGCGGCAACGTAATGGATACCGGTTACATTTACGGTCCTTACATTCCTCTCCTGAGCACCCCAACAGTGATGGATCCAAACAGCTTCACACCTAACAAGGGCATCATGACAAGATACGGTAAGAAGCTTGTTGAAGACGGTGGGCTATATTATGGTACTATAACAGTTAGCAACTTGTAAGTTATAGTTCATAAAGTAACACCCAAAGAACCCAGGTTTCGGCCTGGGTTCTTTTTTACATACTTTGGTCTTTATTATGGACAGTATTTAAAATCCAAGGAGATAAAAATGAGAGAATGCAAATGCGGAAAAAAGGAAAACGAAATTAAATTTAGAAATGGTCGCAATATTTGTGTTGAATGCCATAGTAAATATAATGCAGAATACCGCAAGAAAAACAAAGAAAAATTAAAGAAAAAGCGCGATGAATATTGGGCTAATGTAGACCAGGGTCTTAGATATCAGAGAGTGAAAGCGGCAGTAACTAGATCTCCAGAAGCGTTTATTCGATCGCTTGTGCATCATGTTACAAAGAAAACTAATCAAAGAAATAAAAGAATATCAGAAGGAAAAGACAGAAGAGTAGACATAGATTATGATTATATGTTAAATATTTATAAAGATCAAGATGGTAAATGTGCATTATCTGGATTGCCCATGTCACATCAATATCATGATCTTTATTCTATGTCTGTAGATAGGATAGATTCATCCATAGGTTATATAAAAGGTAACGTTCAATTGGTGTGTAAAGCCGTTAACCTTATGAAGAATAACGACTCAAATGAGGCCGTTACTGATTTCTTTGAGGCTTACTACCACAACCGTCTTGTCCAAGAGGGCCGCGCAGTTGGTTCGGACGAGGCTCATTCAGAAATGCTTCAGTTAGAGCAGACAATTAAGAATTGGAAACCAAATGGCACGGATGAAATTTAGGAAAATAAGAATTAACGAAAGAAGACCATCAATGCGTTCTCATGATGGAAGAGTAAGTATGTCTAATGTATCGCACAAGTTTTTACGCAGTGTTGTTGTTGCCGGTATTGTTGGTTTGGCAAATTATCGTTGCCAATACCCATGTGAAGCAAGCAAACCAGGAGCAAAACCATATTATAAAATTTTGTGTTCATATGACTGGGATTTTATTCAATCTGATTATACACTAGAAGAATTAGAGTATGTGGTGGAAGATATATTAGAAAATGAAGACGAAGATGAAGATGAAG